GAAGCCTTCACCGCCAAGGCTGAAGTCGAGCATATGATGATGGAGGTGAAGAACACCTTCATTTCGGAATATGGTATTCTGGCATGGGACGAAATTCTCAAGGAGACGACCCGTATACGGAAGGAACAGGCTGCTGCTCGTCTCAAGGCTCGCAAGGAGCAGGAGGAACTTATGCAAAACGTCATGGTCTATGGCTCTGCTTTCTTGCTTTTGTTTGTTCTCATCATCTGCGGCCTGCTCGCAGCCGTCTCTTTCGCGCATTAGGAGTGTCGCCATGCAAATGAGCCAAGAAGGCATCGATGCCCTTCTCAAGAAGTTTGAAGGCTGCAAACTGAAAGCCTATCGCTGCCCGGCCAACGTCTGCACCATCGGTTACGGCCACACCTCGGCGGCTGGCGCTCCGGCGGTCGCGGATGGCATGACGATTACCCAGAAGCAGGCCGACGACATTTTGCGCCGGGACTTGGTGAAGTTCGAGACGGCTGTCCATGACATGGTGCAGCAACCTTTAACGCAGCACCAGTTCGACGTTTTGGTCGATTTTGCTTACAATGCTGGCGTTGGCGCGTTGAAGTCATCCACCTTGCTCAAGAAGGTTAACTCTGGCGCGTTTGACGCCGTGCCCGCCGAATTGATGAAGTGGACCAAGGGCGGGCCTGCTAAAAAGCCACTGCCCGGTCTTGTGAAACGCCGCCAAGCCGAAAGCGCATGGTGGATGGCTCATGAGATTTCCCCCATTACGCCCTTAGTTGGCCCGTCTTCGCCAGATTCTGAGCCTACAGATGATGAGCATGAGCAACGCGCCACGCCTGATCCAGTGGCGGTTCCGTCAATGGTTGACAGCAAGCAGGGTAATGCTGCGGTCATTACGGCGGGCCTTGGAGGGCTTGGAGCAGCCAAGCAAATCGCCGCTAATGCGCAAGATGCGTCCGACACGGCAGACCAGATTATGGGCCTACTCCATAATACCAACTTCATCATCATGTTGGCGATCATTGGCTTGGGCGCAGCAATATGGTACTTCCGCAAGCAACATATGGAGGAGCATGGTGTTTAGTCTTCTCTTCACCCCAATGGGCCGGTATCTTGGCATAGCGGTCGCCATTGTCATCACTCTTGGCGGCGTTTATTTCAAGATCCGGGCTGACGCCATTGCAGAGATCGAGGCTGCGGCTACCGCAGATGTTTTACGGAGGACGCAAGATGCGATTACTGCTGGCGATGCTGTTGATGTCACCCCTGATGGCTTGCTCAAGTCTGACGGCCATAAGCGCGCCGACTAATGGCGCAGTCTGCGATGTCTGGCGGGATGTATCCTGGTCTGCCAAGGACACGACCGCGACAATAATTGAGGTAAAGCAGAACAATGCCCGCCGTGAAGGGTGGTGCGCTGGGGCAAAATAGGTGCTATAGTGCCGTAAATCGGAGCATTTTTCATGACCACCGGCCTCTCGTATGATGGTTCAATAACTGGCACGACCAGTTATAAGACCCAGATTGCCACGATGGCCGTGGTGGCTGAGACTGACGCTGCGTACGTGACAATCCTGCCCCAGATGATCACGTATGCGGAAAATCGCATTTATCGTGATCTTGATTTTTTGTTCACATCGGTCGCCAATACATCTTACGGCTTGACGGTTGGGTCCAGGCAGATCGTCGTTCCGACTAGCACGTTTGTGGTCCCTGAGCAGATCAATGTGATCACTCCTTCCGGCACCTCGAGCCCTGATTCTGGCACAAGAAACCCCCTTCTCGCTACTACGAGAGAGTATCTTGATGCAGTTTTTGGGGTGGCATCAAATACCGGCTTGCCGCAGTATTTTGCCCCATTTGGTGGAGACGCAAACTCCAATTGGACTTTTCTGGTTGGGCCGTATCCAGATGCCAACTACACCGTTGAAATTGTTGGCACTTTTCGACCAGACAGTATGTCCTCAACGAACCAGACTACCTTTATCAGCCTCTATCTGCCTGATATCTTTATCATGGCCTCAATGGTCTACATCAGTGCCTATCAGCGCAACTTTGGTCGTGCGAACGATGACCCGCAGATGGCGATCACCTATGAGGGCCAGTATCAAACCCTTCTGAAGGGCGCGATGACTGAGGAATACCGCAAGAAGATGGAGGGGGCCGCATGGTCCTCAATGTCTACTTCTCCCGTCGCCTCTCCGACAAGGGGCTAGTCCATGCCCCATCAATCGTTAAAGTTGCTGCCGGGCGTGGATGTCAACAAGACTCCTGCTTTGAATGAAGCCGCTATTTCGCAGAGCCAGTTGATCAGGTTTATTCCTGATAGGACGCTTGGCGGATTGGTGCAGAAGCTTGGCGGGTGGACCAAATTTTACGCCAACGCGCTTGGCTCCACTATTCGCGCTCTGTGGGCATGGGAAGATACGAACTCAAATTCATATCTTGGTGTTGGCGCAGAGGCTTCGCTTCAAGTTATCAACGCTGGCGGTGGCAACACAATAACGCCACAGAAGACTGTTGTTAACGTAGCAGTCAGTGTGTCAACAACGGCTGGTAGTAATGCTGTGTTGATTACTGATACGGGCCGCAATGTCAGTGGCTATGATAGTGTTGATATTCAAACCCAAATCAGCATCGACAATTTGGTTCTATTTGGCCAGTATCAGTGCTACAATCCGGGCGGCGCTGCAAACACATACACGATCTACGCAACTAACGCCCTTGGGGCTCCTGCGCTTGCCGCCACTACGGTGACAAACGGCGGTGCGGTTGCTGTTTACAATACGACTATAGGCTCCTCTTCCGTATCCGTAACTCTCAACAACCATGGCTTTGCCGTTGGTGATACTTATGCCGCTCTCGTAGCTACTACGGTTGGCGGGGTGACGATATATGGCAACTACATTGTCAATAGCGTCACCAGCAGCAGTGTATTTGTTATTTCGGGCAGTACCTCGGCAACGTCAACGGCTTCCGGTTCTGAAAACTCAGGGCTAGCCCATTATGTTTACTATAAAGGCATCGGCCCTCTCCCGCCTGGCACCGGCTACGGCATTGGTGGCTATGGCCGAGGCGGATATGGCGTTGGGGTTGCGCCTACTTTGTCGGGCGGCACACCAATCACTGCTGTAGATTGGACAATGGACAACTGGGGTGGGACACTTCTGTCCTGCCCGCTGAACGGCCCCATCTATGAATGGTCACCAAGCGCTGGGCAGCCGATTGCGCTTGTCATTCCGCAGGCTCCCTCCGTTAATTCCGGCATGTTTGTCGCCATGCCTCAACGCCAAGTCGTTGCATGGGGAAGTACATTTAATGGCATCCAAGACCCGCTTCTTGTTCGTTGGTCTGATGTCGATGATTATGCGCAATGGATCGCTCTGATTACCAATCAGGCTGGTTCATATCGCATACCTAAAGGCTCAAAGATCGTTGCGGGCATTCAGGCTGGCCAGCAGGGATTGATCTGGACCGATCTTGGCTTATGGGCAATGCAGTATGTTGGCCCTCCCTATGTTTATCAGTTCAACGAACTTGGCACAGGCTGCGGATTGGTAGGCCGCAAGGCGGCTGCTAACGTGTCGGGCGTTGTTTATTGGATGGGGCAAAGCCAGTTTTATAAACTTTCAGGCAATGGCATTGAGCCGATTAAGTGCCCTGTTTGGGATGTTGTCTTCCAAGATCTGGATACATCAAACCTTGATCGCATTCGGGTTGCGCCTAATTCGCGTTTCGGCGAGATTGCATGGCATTTCCCAACCATAGGGAACAGTGGCGAAAACAACGGCTATGTGAAGTATAACTTCGTTCTTGATCAATGGGACTATGGCTTTAACTCCACTGCCAATCCTTATGTCTCAAGGACAGCTTGGATCAATGAATCCGTCCTTGGCCCACCGATTGGATCTGCCCTGAACAAGTACATCTATCAGCACGAGACATCTACCGATGCTGATGGCCAGCCCATGGATTCATACTTTCAGACTGGCTATTTTGTGCTGTCTGAAGCCGATGTGAAGATGTTCATTGATCAGGTTTGGCCTGACATGAAGTGGGGTTATTATGGCGGAACGCAAGGTGCCAACATCTTGCTGACGTTCTATGTCAATGACTATGCCGGTCAGACGCCAACAGCATATGGCCCATATACCTTGACGCAGGCCACGACCTATATCACGCCCCGTTTCAGAGGACGTCTTGTTTCGATCCGCATCGAGAGCAGTGACATTGGATCCTTTTGGCGACTTGGGAATTTCCGCTATCGCCTACAACCCGATGGACGTTTCTGATGACTGCTAACCTTGGTGATTTGCTCACTACGCAAAAAAATGGCGTCGTCGCCATAAATAATTTAGCGCAAAGTACGTTACGTGGCCTTGGGACGCAAACTTCTGCTACAATTACAGGCGCAACATTGATCTATGCCGGTTCCGGTTATTTGGTAAATTTTGTTGTTACTGTTGCTGGTAGCGCTGCGGGGGTTATTTATAATACAGCAGCAACATCTACAACTGCGGCATCAAATGCTATGATAACCATCCCAAATTCACTTGGCATTACAAAGGTAGGGCAGGTTTTCAACACCGGGCTTGTTGTCGTTCCAGGAACAGGACAGTCCATCAACGTCACCTATTCTCCGGGGTAAGCCATGCCGCTAAAAAAGGGTTCCTCGCAAAAAACTATCAGTAGCAACATCAGCGAACTGGTTAGCGCTGGCCGTCCGCAGAAGCAGGCGGTTGCGATTGCGCTGAGCGAGTCTCGCAAGCATCGTGCTTTTGGTGGGCATACACCGCAGTTTATGGCTCCTCCAAAGGCTGCAAACATCAAGCCTCATGTTGGCCCTATCCATAGCGCAGTGGCTGGGCGTACCGATCATTTGCCTATGCATGTCCCATCAGGATCTTACGTAATCCCGGCTGACATCATTTCCGCCATGGGTGAAGGGAACACCATGGCTGGGTTCAAGATCATGAATGAGGTCACCCGTCAGTATGGCGGCATTCCGCAAAAGTATGCTGGTGGCGGCGCGCCAGGGGAAAAGGTCGCCATCGTCGCTGCTGGAGGGGAATACGTTATCCCCCCGGAGGTTGTCGCAGGCATTGGTGGTGGGGACATGAATGTCGGCCACACGGAACTGGATGACTTTGTAAAGAAGATGCGCGCCAAGACTGTGAAGACACTTCGGGGCCTTCCGCCGCCGAAGAAAAACTAGGGGGTAATATGTCTGAAGATTTGGGTGTCAGGATTGGGGAACCTGAAGATGTCCATCCGATGATGGATCTTGCCATGCAAGCCTGTGATGAGAATGGCTTCGTGGATCCCAATCCTCAGAAGTTGCTTGCGGAAATCTGGCCCGCCCTTAATCTTGATAATGGGTTGGTTGGAATTATTCAGGATGAAGGTGGCGTATTAGAGGGGGCCATTCTTCTCAGAATAGGAACTATGTGGTATTCAGACACACCAGTTCTTGAG